AATCTTCTTGTCTTGGAGCTGGTTCCTCCTCCGCCCCGACCCGAAGCTGAATTTCCGCTTCTGGTTTAGCTTCCTGTTCGATGGTTGTTTTTCTAAAGATTCGTTCATAGTTTTCGTTGTATCGTTTGGTATCTACTCGTCTGGGTGAGTCGCCCTTGCCTGCACTCATGGTGTTTTATCGTACTGATTTACTCCCCTTGCAACCCCATTTTTTTCTCGACAGGTTGTTGGGTGAGTTTTCATCGTCCTTCCAATCGCCTTTGATCTTGGCAGACCTCGCGCAATAGGCGTTTGCTTTCTTGGTGAAAGGCCGAATCCTATCACCACCATCTGCTGCTTTACCCGCCTGTCCGTACTTAACCGTCTTTGTTCTACCCGTCTCTGGGTTCTTTACTACTTTGGAAAATCTCTTCTTCATATGTATAAATTGTATCAGATTCTACGAGAAATTCAATAGTCACCCTTTAGTTCCTTGATGCCGCGATCTAGGTTGTCTTGTCGCCATTGGATGCGCTTGATTGCCGTCTCGATCTGGGCTTCTAGGTCTAGGGCTTGTTCTCGCCAGCGTTGTGCTTCCGCTCGCCACAGGTCGCGCTCTGCAATTAGCTTAGCCTCGCGCTCCGACCCCATGCCGAGGAGTCTAGCTTGTTCCTCACCCTCCTTGCGCTCCTCGTCGAGATCGGCTTGAGCTTTGTCGCGCTCAGCTGAAAGTTTCAATCCAGCCTCCACCCAACGCACCAATTCCTTTGCGGCCATTTTCCGCTCTTCAGTTAGCTTGGCTTCAGCCTTGGCTGCCATGCCAACCGCACATTCCCATTTGTTTTGCCAGCCTGTGATAGCCCCACGATGGAGTTTGGCTTCCTCCTCCATGTCGCCAATGGCCATTAGCACATCGTCAATAGCTTCTCCGACTGTGTGCGGATCTGGCTGTTCCATAGCATCGTCCCCCCTTCTCCACAGGTTGTAATCACGCAGAACTTGAATTGCTTTTTCTGTTTTCATGGCTTACCTCCTGCATCTCTATATTTAGTAAACTCTTTTGCCGCAGCTCTGATTATCTGGCTACACACTGTAAATACGAGCTTTGGATTTCCCTTCCATTCAGACGTTGTTGCATACTCAGATGATTCATTTAGATGATCTGATATGCCAAACAAAATGTCACAGAAATCGTATTTGTCTAAGTTCTTTATTTGGTTGAGTATTTCGTCTGGTGTCATTGTTCCAGCTTCTCGATTTCTTGGAGTATTTTGCCCACAGCCTTCGCGATGTAGGGCCATTCCTCAACATTGAACTTAATGGATTGCTCATCCCCCACTTCAGGAAATTGCTTTATCTCAATAAATGGCCCAGCAGCTTCATCCACGATGCTGATTTCAGTAGCTTGATAGCTGAAGATAGCCTCGCCTTTCGGTAATACTGTTATCCTTGATGTTATCGCATTCATAGTTGTTAAAGGTTCCACCTTGCCGGTCGCTGGGTGGGGCAGCGACAATGAACTAGGCTACCGGCATACCCGATTGTTTTAGGCGGCAAGACGATAGCGAGCAAAGATCTTTCCATTCTGCTTTACGCTGTCCGTAAGGATCGGAAACCCCGCATTGCGAAGCTCGTTGATCCGTGCCGATAGCCTCATGCATCCCCATTTGTTAAGGGCTTGCAGGGCGGTGATGGTCTTCCCCTTGAGGAGCCATGATTCTAGTTTGTGTGATACGCTCATAGTATTAGTCTAGTCTTGGTACTTCAAACTCGAACTTGTCATCAAGTTCCGTCATAATTGCCGAGTGGATCTCGCTTTCCAGCAAGTCCTCGGATGGTTCGTCGGTGTGTTTATGGGCGCGTCGAATCCCATAACGAATCCCGTTTTCGATGCATTCTCTGATGATGTTATACATTCTCGGTTTCATGGCTTTATTGTTGTTTGTTGTTTCAGAACGGCTTGGAATGCTCTCTCAAGGATTCCTCTGCCGTTAAGACTTGTCTGACTGCGCTCACGAAGGATCTAGCATCCTCCTGCGATGTCAATTTGGAAAGTTCACTCTCAAGGCAATAGATGCACTCTCTGCCACCCCGTGCTTGATTACCGCATCCATTACAGCATGCGGAGAATGTCGATGGCCACCTTGGATGCTGATACCAGATGTCTGTGATTAGGTTCTCAATCTCTTGGTACTTCTTCATGTTTTCTAGATACTTATTCCTGTGGCTCATCGTCATTCCGTCAATGATCATGGCTGTTTTGCTCCGTAAAGTGCTATGAGTAATGCGTCCGCCGTAGCGTGAATAACCTTCTTGTCTGGGAATAACTCCTGTGCCTTCGCCTTGGAGATATTCTTGTTGCCTTTCGTCATGCAACCCATCGCCTTCTGCCAGACCTGTGGGCGCACACGCTCGAAGGGTATCCCTGCGGCTGTGAGTGCCATCTCAAGGTTGCCGTAGCCTCGGCCAAACGAGAAGCTGGAAACCACGCCCATCTGCGGACTGGAAGATACCGCCTCTAGGTAAGCGCGAACTCCCAAGCCTCCAGTCCCTGCGTTCAAGCTAATCGAAACAATCAGCTCCCACAAGTCCTGCAAGGTGTCTGGCATCTTCTCGACGCAAGATTTCCCTCGCTCGTCAATCCATGCGATTGCGCCACTTGCACCAACATCAATTCCTATTGTGATTCTACTCATGGGTCTTCGCTCCACAATTTTAATTTCAGCTTCTTTGCCAGTCCTATCACAGCATCCACCTCTGTCTCGTCGGAGTTGTTGAAGCGGGTTTCGGTCTTATACGCCACCCATTTTCCATCATCGCGGCGCATTGTCTTGATTCCCTTCTTCTCCTGCCACTTGAGGCGAGGCGAAAGCTCTTCTGGCAGGTCGTTAAATAGCAACTCCATAGTTCTTTGCTAGGCGTTTGAGTGCTTCCATTAGTCCGCTCCTTCGATGCTTGGGCGATGCCAAGGCAGACATGAGGGACACGGTTAAATGCGGGTCGCTGCCAATGGCGCGAACTGGTTTGTAGATTTGTTTCAATTTCATAGTGTTATTCTTTGATCGTGTTTAGTTCTTTTTTGTGCCTCCAGACTTCAAGCCCTCTGCCAGTATCCACAAGGGAGAAATTGCATCCCCTCATGTCACGCAGAACGGTGCGAAGCCATCTCATTTCGTGTTCGTAGTCTTCTCTGTACGGGCGAGTGAGTGGAACATGTCCCAGACGCTCTGCCTCCATTGGTGTCAACATTTCAATCATAAGTGTATCGGAAAGTGGTTTGCCCCGCGATGAACCCTCGGGCCAAGGAATGGTAACCCATCTTATCATCACTCAAGATTCCCACATGCTAATAGGGGACATCATCGAGTGGATCATCCCACTTGTCCGGCTGAAGAATCGCCTTAATCACGCTTGGCTTCTGTGCCTCCCAGTCAACGATCTTGCAGTTTCCGAGGATCGGGCCTTTCTCGCCTGCGGCTTTGCGCTCTTTGCTGATCTTCTGGACTACGAATCCATCGTATCCGTACTTGTCCTTCTCTTCTCGAATCAGAACCGTGACGGAGAGGTATTTCTTCCCGTTCTTTGGTGACTCGTACAGAGCGGTCTTGTCGATCTTCGTTGTGTCCAGGCTAATGTCTATTGTTTGCTTCATGGTGTATTGTTATTTGATTGCCCACTTGGGGTATGAGAGTTCGTGGATTCCTTCAACTGCCTTGGGGAACATCTTCTCCGAGACACATTTCTGGTATTTGGCTATGGCGTTCATGTATCCGATTCGCCCTTGTTCGATGAAATCACCGGACAGGTCGACGATTGCGGTCTCATAAGGCGCAGATGTTTCGACGAAGGCAAGCACGAAATTCGTGCGCTCCAGCCCCGTGGCGGCGTTGAACAGGTCGAGGTAGAGGGCGGCTTGCCAATGGTAGCCCCGGCGCACCACAAGGGACGCTAGGTCGTCAGCTTTGCCGATGCTGGAGGTGGTCTTGATGTCCACCAAGTCATCCCCTGCCTGTGGCACAAGGTCGATCATCCCGCGCACCTTGGTTTCACCGATCTGCGAGTAGACGGCAACCTCGGTCTTGTAGCCGGTGACAAATAGCGGCTGGAGGTCAAGGTCATTTAAGACCGACTCCGCGCATTCGTTGGCTGCATTGAGTTGGGCTTGCGTGATGCAGACCTTACCCTGTGCCGTCATCGAATCCCGCCACTCTTGGGCCGCTTTGGTACGGAACGAGTCGTATTCGCTAACGGCATAGGTTTCGGCGTACTCGGTAGGCGTGAGTGCAAGGCAATGCACAAGGCTACCAAACTCCATCGCCGGCGTTGTCTCCTTCGGGCCGCTATGGAACCATTTCCAAGGGCTTTGATCGAAGTCCCATAGCATGCTTTTTGAGACATACCCGCCCAAGTTGGAGGGGCTTGCGCCCCCCTCGTAATACTTGCGCCCCAGGTTGTAGATTAGATTACTCATGGCTGTACCTCCTTGGCCATGTTCTGGAACGCTTCTGCGATCTTGTCAGCGTGGGGCTTCGTGTTCCCCTTGGGCTTGTCTTCGACAACCTGCGCCTCGACAACCTCAACGGGTTCTGGCTCAGGTTCTGGTTCAGCCACGAATGGGTTCGCCCTTGGGGTCACATTGCGCGGCGGTTCTGCAAAGTCTCGCACCTCGTCCTGCGTGTACATGCCCAGCGACATGTCCGATGCGTAAGCACGGCTCCAGAATGAAGCGGCACGATAGCGGAGCATCTGCCCAGGCATGGTCAACCATTTTGAACCATTTTTGGTACTCCATCCTTCCTTCTTTGCCATCTCCAGCGTGATGCGTTCGCCCTTGAGTTCCTCGTTTGTTGCCATGTCCCGCGCAACAGCGTAGCACCATGTCGGAGCTTCGTCAGAGTCGAAGACAAAGCGCAGGGGCGAGAACTTACCGCTTGCGTTGATCATGCCAATGAGCGCAGTAGCAGACCACGATGGCCGCCCGTGAATGATGGCTAGGTTTTGGCATACCATCAGAGGGTCGAGCCTTGTCCGCTTTGCAACATTCAAGGCAATCGCGCAGTTTGCTACATTGCCAGCAAAGTCCTTGGGGACTAGGGTTGACTTTGATAGCATCATCGCCTGCCTTTGCACAAGCTCGAATGCCTGCGTCTCGGCCTGCACTTGGGCGAGAATGCCCGTGTTTTGTGCTTCCTGCGGCACAATCGCGTCTTGTTTTGTTTCGTCGTTTTCCATAGTTTGGTCGTGGTTATTTTTCTTTCTCAACGGATACATCCGCATCCGGGTATTTGGCCTTGATGCTGGAAGCGAACTCCATCGCCTCATCTTCCGTTTTGTTTAACAAGGTGTGAACCATTTCATGATTCTTCCCGAATACAATTGTTATTTCGTAATTGTGTTTCATAGTATTATGCGAAGTAAAAACCCACTTTGTTTTTCAGATCCTCATAGGCCTTGGCAAGTTTCCCTGCACCAGATACCTTGAGGTAGTATAGGATAGCCGCATCGGCGTCAATGTGTGCAATCTCCCTGTCAGACCTTCGTCTGGTGTGGGATGTGTCGATTTCCTCTAGCATAGCCAGAGCCTCTTCAATTTGTCGTTGGTTTGTTTCCATCGTAGATTTTGTTTAGTTCGTTTAGTTGTTTTGCGATGTGCTTCCCCACCGCAACGGGGTCGAATAAGGGCATTCCTTCCCTCATTACATAAGGTATGTAGCCATCGGTAGCCCAGAGAGCAACAACGGCTGGAGGCAGTTTTAAGTCGTCTGCCATCTCTTGCAAGCTAAATAGTCGGATCATGCTATTTTTTCTTTGGGGGTTTCTTCTTCCATAGGGGATTCATTTACCAGGCGTTGGAGGCACTCGCGCACTTTGTCTGCGAATCGGTCGTCATGCTCGATCAAAAACCGCACACGCTCCCGTGCGTGGATGATCGCCCCGTGATGCCGGTCGAGTCGGTAGCCTGTCTCTTGGAGTGAGTGGTTTTCACTCCATATCGTCGCCACAAGTTGCCTAGGCTCAACCCATCGCGCAAAGCGTGAGCGGCAAAGGATCTGTTCGGGCGTGACGGAGAAAACCTCGGCCACAATGCGAACCAAAAACGCGAATTTGTCCGCCTCTGTGTCCTCGTAGAGTTTCCAATTAACCTTCATGCCGCGCCCCCTTTCGGGTTGTCGTCCTCATGGATCATATATGCCGCCCAGACTGCAACGGAGAGTAGGCTTGAGCCATAAAAAGCCCACATTTTCCACTTTGTCGGGGCTTCGAATAGCGAGTCGACGAAAAGGAAAAGGAATAGGTGGCCGAAGATGGCCAAGGCTAGGATCATTTGCTTCTTCATGCCGCCGCCTTTCCATTTGCCCTCTCGATTCTGCGGCAATGGCGAAGCATCTTGGCAACCTCTCGCCGCTCGATGCTCACCCCGTAGCATCCGACCATTAGGGACGCATAACGCCCCCACGGATCGCGGTTTGTGATAAGGTGGACTCGTTCATTGAATGCATGGCTTGCCATTTGGTAGTCATGCCTTGCGCCGTCTCGTTTTGCATTTTCTAGTGTCATTTTCGTTTCGTTTTCGTTTGTGGTTTATTCCATACTCCAATCGTCAATCGGCGGGTCGATATGTTTTCGCCCCCATAGCGTCTCCAAGCGGTGCAAATCGATGCCAAGGCATGCCAGCACATCCGCGAAGGTCTCCGCGTCGATGTTGCAAAGCGCGGCCTTGTCGTTCGCGTGGTACTCCATGAAAAGCGGAAATTGGAGGTCGTCGTCATGTTCCGCAATGTCATCCGCCGCTTTTGTGATGCATTCCAACACCCAGGGCGCATCCTCAATCGCCACCCCATCGCGCATGATCGCCAGTAGGGCATCGTTTTCCCATTGTGGCCGGCTCATGGCTTACCCTCCCCGTTATGTTGGATTTCAAGCGTCCACCCGTGAAGGTTGCGGCATTTTCCTAGGGCGGCGTGAGATTCGCGGCAAAGTTCCTTGCCCGTGATGCCTGCCCAATCGTGCGCATTGGCATCGGACGGGCGAAACATGGATTTCTCTTTGTCCCAATACATCGAGCCGAGTTTAAGGCGAAACGCGCTCATGCGTTGCCCCCTTTCGCCTTGGCAATGACCGCAAGGGCGTTTTGCAAGTCTTCATCGCTTGCCATTGGATGCGTTAGGCTTTGCAATGCTTCGAGCATCTCCGGCGCGGCAGCTATCAAACGAGCGTTTGCCCATGCTTCTTCCCATCCTTTCCCGTGCTCTTCCCCATCCGATCCAGGCGGCATTTCTTTTTCGTGCAAGTTATGCAATGAGCGGTTCCCCTCACAATACGCGACAGCCAAGATAGTTTCGCCGCTGTAAATTGTGCATCCAGATGCTTCCCATTCTCCTTGTGTGTGTGTGTGTGTTTTCATAGTTTCGGTGGGTTATGGTTAGAATGACGAGACGATGATTCCACCGTCAAATTCAATAAGTGCCCCGTGGTCTTGAATGTGCGAGCGGATCAACTCCTCCTTTTCCTCCTCGTCTTCCTCACCGTCCAGATCAATACCGGCGGATTCGTAAGCGGCGGGAATCGGGCGGCCATAGTATTCGGAGAGCCAGGTCTCAAGGTTGGCGTATTCGCTCCACTCGCAACGGATTGCCACATGGTCAAATTCCATTTCTTCGCCCGTGCTCTCTTCGAGTTCTTCGAGGTATTCGGCAAGGGCAAATGCACCGGCGCGGCTCCAATTTGCGTTCCCATCATCGATCAACTCATGTGCGATTTCGCTTGTGGTCATTGTCTTTTTCATCGTTGTTTTCCTTTCGTTGTTGTTGTTGTTTGTTGTTGTTGTTGTTCAGTCTCATCAGTGCCAGCGTTACTGGCAGACCGCCGAAGCGGTTTCGACTTGATTTGATTTTATTGACACTTGCTAGCAATGCAAGCGGATTTTTCAACTATTTTCAGCGGGTCAGAATCCCTTGGAAAACACGACTTTGCGCGTTTCGTCTTGAATCCTAACGCGTCCGTGCGATCCATGTTTTTTGACCCATTGGACTGCCTCGGCTTTGCGGTCAAATTCCATGCTCTCAAATGACCCATTGGAAAGGCTCCGCGTTGCGTGGTATTTTTTGCTCTTCATCAGTCAAATAAGTTGAATTCCGGATAGAAAATCCCGTTTTCTTCATCCGCCCCTAGGTAAACGAGGTTGTCACCCCATGCAGCCCGCTTGATCGCGGCGAATTGGTTTGCCAGATCGGCAGTCTCGAATCCAAGCCCGCGATCCGTGCGGATTCCATGTTCGTTTGCAAATTGTTTCTGATTCATGTTTCGTTTTCTATGGTTCAAGGTTCAAGGTTCAAAGGCTCACTTGCGCGCATGCGCATTTCTAGGTCACTAGGCCCGCCGAGTTTTCCGCTTGTGATGGCAATGGCCAGGCCAAGGCATGCAAGCAAGGCAAGGGAAAGGAATAGGTCGGTGATTTTCATGCGTCAAAGGGGAGGATCGTGAGCTTGCAATCATTCTCGGTGGCGTAGTCATGCGCGAATTCTGAATCCCATTCAGTGCCGATATAGTCACCCTCATGACTTTCCAATAGGAACTTGCATGGCTTGGCTGGCAACTCCGGCAGCGGCTCAACTAGGTGTGCCTTGCCGCTCATGCGGTATCCGGCATTCATGCGGACGACCTTGGCGCGGTTTACTTTCGCGGCTTGGTACGCCTTAATTTCTAATTGGGCTAATTGGTACGCGTTCATGCCGCCACCCCTTCCATGATTGCGTTTATTTCCCGAACCTTTGAATTTATCCATTCGCGCAACTCACTATTTACGCCGTAAAGGTCGACATTCGTCTCCCCGCCTGGCTTTGTTGCACCTAATGAATGACCAGTGAGTGTGTGTCGCCCCCAGTCGATTGCGAATTGTTGCGCCATTTGACGGCTCGGAAATGTCAATCTCGCTTGCATGGTTTGGTTTGGTTTGGTTAGATGTAAATTTGAGCTTGGCAATCGTGGCTTGGATAATTTTTGCAGAAAAATAGATGCCCGAATTCGTTCACATAATAAGTGTTTTCTTCCCCAATATCCGTGATCGTAATGGCCCCCGTGGAAAGCCACAAGTCAGCTGTCGGTATTTCGATTTCTTTTGGCAATTCTAATTTTGTTTTCATCTTGTATCGTTGTTTTATTGTTGGCGTGCCGTTATTGCTGGCAACGAGAGCAAGGTAGAACATGGCGGAAAGATTGCCAACAAAATTTGCCAATATCTCGAAAATAAATTTATCGAATAGTGTTGACAAGCTATCAGACCCTTAAAAACAAGGCATTCCACGCAATCACAAGCCAAGGAAAAAATCTTACGGCCAACGTCAACTTCCAACCCATGAGACAAGCGAAACGCCAAGGAACCAAGCTTCGAAGCCGCTAGTCACTCCCTATAGGGTGAGGGTGATTCAATTAAGCGGAGAGGAAAGAGCGAAGCGAAACCCATTGGGAAATCCATTCCCTCACTTAAGAGAAACAATCAACGCTTGGGACAATGGCAAAGCAAGATGTTTCGCATCGGTCAGCCTAGGGGAAAGCGTAATGTAATAGCTTCCCTCCGCCTACGGCAGTATTCTACACAGAGAATGCAAAACTTGTCCAGAAGTTTGTTCTGTGAATAAGTGTGAACAATTACTGTTGGCAATGAACCTCAGCAAATAAGCATGTTCCACAGACATAGCGTGGAACACAAGTCGATGGCCATTGGCACAGCTACAAATGTTCCACGGAATGTTCCACGGAGCAAGGCAAGGCACACTCTCCAGCCCAGCGCGTGATTCAAGCTCACGATTCAAACGATCGCTTGAAATCCGGCATTGCACGCATGAACACTGTTCGCTTGAACACCTGGACAATACATTAGTGCCACGCTAAGGTATAGGGGGGGAGGGGGTCGACCGGCGAAATATTTTTATTATTGCCATCCATCCACCCCCCCAGAAAAATTATGCCAAAGGGCAGTTGTTCCCGAGTGGTAATAATGCTAGACTGGTCTAGTATATTTTACCTAAATGCTCCCGATAGGGAATTTTGGTGCAAAATGCGGTATGTTTTAGTGGATTGGTTTGTGGTTGACAGGTGTGGGTGTATTGTGGTAATTGGTTGTTTGAGCGCGAGATGGACTTGTGCTTAGAAACTTATTTATATTATGCCACGAGGCGATTCATACGATCTTCAAGGTCAAGGCGGCGGACAAGTGTACTCTGGTACGGATGCGGCTACTGGCCCATTCCGTTGGGTTCAGACTGTTGGTGACACTAACTTCTCTGTGTTTACTGCGCCAAACATCACGAATGCTAGCACGAAGTTGACTGGTGTCTCTATCCCTGCGGGTATTGGCATTGGTGGCAACATCACTGGCTTTACGCTTGCTTCTGGGGTGGTTATTGCGTACCGCGCCTAATGTCGCAGTTCCGATCCACTGGTGGGTTAGATGACGCGATTACCGCCGATGGTGATCGTGGGTTCTTTGGTGTAAACCAGAGATTGCAGCTCAACCAGTTGGAAGCTGGAGAGGTTAGGGAAAGCGTCAACGGGCGCATTGAAGGATTCTGGAGGCCGCGCAAGAGCGTGGTGTCTGTTAGCCCTGTACTGACTACTGGAGGCACTCCGTTGAACCTTCCGTTCCACATCCTTCCTAGCCCATTCTACTTGGCTATTACCGCTGTGTCGTATTCCGCGAATGTGGTAACGATTACCGTGGCTGGACATGGGTTGACTATTGGGGAGGCTGGCAACCTTACGGTTAGCGGTATTACCTTTACTGGCACGGATAACAATGGGGTTAAAGCTGTGACTGCCGCTACTGTGGACACATTGACCTTCCCTGTTACTGGCGTGACTGCTGTGGCACTAGGGGCAACCCCAAGGATTGCACAGATCAACATTAACGATGCCGCAGCCAGCGATGTGTTGGCATCCTGCATGTTCTCTGACCCTAACGAGTCCAACAAGGAGTACATCATTGTTGCGCTGGAGACTCTGGCGAAGAAGATCGACCTTTCTACGACACCCTACACGGCAACGACCATTCCGTATCCCGTGGGAGCCACCGTTGGGAGTAACTGCGATATGTTGCAGTGCTTCGACAAGGTGATGATCATGCGGGATGGGCAACAAGCTCTTGAGTGGTATCCTAATGGAAGGGCTATTCTTTCTGCGTCCTCCAACGCGACCGCTAGTCCAAATACCGTGGTGACAATGAGAGTC